ATTGAAAGCCGAGGTCGAAGCACACGAAAAACGCTGGGCTGAAAGCGAAGATTTGATTTCGCATTATAAGCAGCAAAGGGATGAAGCATACAACGACTGCCAATGTCACCGCCTCAAGGCCGAGGTCGAGCGGCTCCGCAAGGCCGGGGATGAATTGTCTTGGGCTTTTGCTTTCGCTGTTTCAAGGGACGATGGAAAAGAGTCTGGATTAATCAAGGCGTGGAACGCCGCCAAGGAGGGCAAGCAGTCGTGACCCGCCCTAAGCATCGCCCCCGTCGGCCCGCCAAGCGCGGACTGACCAAGGCCGAACAAGCCACAGTAACCCGGACGACCCTAGCCGACAAGACCCGCTGGGAATACCTTTTCTCCCTGAACAAATACACCCCTTGCAAATGACCGATATATCAAAATGTGACGGCTTCATCCGTAACATCCTGTGCGCCAACCGGGACAACTGCCTGCGCTACACCATCAAGGCTGACGATCTGCTTCAGTCCTGGCTTACGCCGCAGATGAAGTCGAACGGGCAATGCCAATATTTCCTACCTAACTATGAGCAAGAAAAAGCCAAGCCTAGCAGACAAGATCCTTGATTACATCCGAAGGAACGAGAAAGAAGAACCGATTCCTCCGGGCTACAAGAGCATCTTGGATTGGTGCAAGGAACTCCGCTGCACCCGCCGTAAGTGGGGCATCGTCCTGCACGACCTACTTAAGACCACCAAGGTCAAGTCCATCCGCATTCGCCGGGTGGACAAAGGCAAGTTGAGGATGTTCAACTTCTACAAGATTGACGAAACCTTCCTGCGCCAGATGCGGAAGTAGGGCGGACTTCCCGCTGGTTAGCCACGGGTCGTCCTAACAACAGCGGCTCCTTATGAGCAGCACACGCACTTCTAACCACCGATGTTGCTGCATATATGGTCGTCATACGCTGTATGATTTCAAGCGGAAGTATTGTTCACGCCTTCTTCACTAACCTGATGATCAGCCCAGCGGACACAATCAGGCAGGATGCTACTGTTGCATAGGCTACATCAGCGGTAGACCGGAGAGCCTGGGTGGCGCTGTTAAGATTGTTCTCAAGGTTGACATCATCAGAAGCGAACGAATTGCCGCCATCGATGATTAGGAGCGCCATCATATTGCTATTACTAAGGGCATTCAAGGTGGCTTGAATGACATATGCAGAGTACAGGGCGCAACCGCAGGAGATAGCCAGAATGAAGCCTACCGCCCAGATCAGATTACTTTCGCTTGCTTTGTTTGGGCTTCGCATTGGTCTTTCCTCTGGCCTTCTTAACCTCTGCGCTCATACGCTTCTTGGCATAAGCGATGGCTGCGTCTAGGACTTCCGGCGCTGAAGCCCCGGCGAGTCCGATGGCGGCGAACCTCATCGTCATAGACTGGATATGTTCCTGAAGGGCGAACCCGACTAGCACACTTACAATAGCGGCAGCGAGTGTCCGTCTGACGATCCATCCAAGAGTCAACTTCTCTTCGGACAAAAGTATGCGACTGACCATCCCGGCGGCTCCAAGAGCGGAGGCGATGACGGAGTCCTTAGCCAATTGGCTGTAGTCGTCAGGGCTGCTTGTCGTTGCCATCTGATTTGATCGAGTCCCTAACCTTGTCATACATCCACCAGACGGCAAGTGACGCTCCGCATAAGAGTGTGCCAGCAGCAGTCCACTCAAAGTACTGACTGTCAATGATATAAGGAACCGCACCAGCAAACGCACCTGCCAGGATAATAGGAATGCCGATACGGATAGATGCAAAGGCGCAGGCGGCTCCACCCAGGACTACCAACGCAGCCCCAGTAAGAGTCCAGATATCCCGGGAACTCTCCTTCTTAATGCGCTCGATCTCAGCCGTCAGCCTGGCGTTCTCGTCCTTCAACGCCTGGATGTCAGCCTTGGACTTTTTGGCATCAGCCTCAGCCTTAGCCCACATCTTGTCTACCTCAGCCTTCATCTTAGTAGCATAGTCCATCTGAGCCTGATACGCCTTCTGATCATTCTTCAATGCCCTAGCCCGGGCAAACTCCACATCCGTAGCCGTAGGCGTGGGTAGGTATGCTAACGCTACCTTACCTTCAGCCTTCACGACCTCCGGCTTGTCGCTGTTCTCCACGGCAACAGTCACGGCAGCAGCAACCCGGCTGTCCGACTTGTCGATTTTTTCCCCGACTTTCGCCAGGTCATCGACAGGTGGAGCCGGTGCGGGATCGGGAGTCTTGGTCGTGGAGCAGGCTGACAGCAGGATGGCGGCTAGTATGAATCTCATCGGTTGTAGCGCTTCATAGCGTCACGCTGAGCGGCTTCCTGCCTGTTTACTCCTGTGCGACCCCTGTCGCTAGCGGGAGGTGTCTCGATAGCCTGGGCGGCTTCACCAGCCCGGCGAATGAGTTCCTTCGACTTCTCGACCTTGTCAGTAGGCAGGGCATACACGCCAAGGCCGACCTGAAGTTTGGAAGCAGCCTTGAACTTGTCAGCGGCTTCTAGGGCATCAATGGAGTTGTTGCCATTGTAGATCATAACGCCGTTAGCGCCGTAGACCTTGTACTTTGTGCTAGAGCCGAAGCCCTTTTCGTCAGCCTTGCTGAACTCACGGACGAGTCTGACACCGCCTTCCGTTTCCCAGATGCGGCGCTCGACAGCGTTCAGGATCCCCTGACCCTTCATCGGCCCGGCATAGGCACGACCAGCGATGTCGTTACCACGACCACGACCAGCGTATTGCAGGTTGAAGGCAGATGTAGCCTCAGCGGTCTGAACACGCTTCCAGACTTCGTGCTTGGCAAGCCATTCTTGTGGCGTAGTAGTCTTCGGAAGGTTAAAAGGAGACTCTATTGGTGTCATCTTAAACCTACTAGACAGGATCGGCTTCTGGAAGATGCCGGGCTTAGATGGAAGCGTGGTGTCCATCGGCGCACCAGTATACGGGGAGTAGGCAATACCAGTACCAGGATCATAGGCCAGTTGTGTGAGTCGAGACCCAAACTCATCCATACTGATACGGAGCAGTCCAGGGCTGATCGCAGGCTCGTTGCTGGCAAAGAACTCGTCCACAAGTTTCTGCATCCCGGTAGCACGGGCGGCTTCGCTTTGGGTTCGACCTTCAAGCACACGCTGAGAAGCCTCAGCAAGCGCACGCTGACGGGCTGTGATGATAGCGTCCAGTTTCTCAGCAGCAATCTGAGCCTCCTTAGCAGCCTTAGCGTCTGCCTTGCGCTGCGCCTCGTATAACTTTCTAATCTGTTCGGCACGGGCGGCTTCCTGGTTAGCGATGTCTTTCTCAGCCTCAAGAAGAGCCTTCTCGATCTTTCCAAGTCGGCGAGCCTCGTCACGGGCTTGCTTCTGCTGGCGCTTGTCGTGACCCTGGGCATACTGTTCCCAGCCAGCATCAGACGCAGCCTGACCACGAATGTCTTCGCCCTGCTCCTTGAGTAGTTCACGCTGACGGGCGGCTTCGGCATTCTTGGCATCCTGTCGGCGCTGCTCGATACGGGCGAGGATACGCTGACCCTGGATACGCTTACGCTCTTCCTCGATGACAGCCGGGTCTTCTGCACGCTGTTCAGCCAGGATCTCGTCACGATCTTTATTCCAGGCAGCACGCTCCTGAGGTGTCGGGCCGGGAGGCATAGCCTCATCATACATAAACAGAGGCGGCGGCTGATCAGGAGAGCGCTCAGGCAGAATAGGCTTGGACTCAAACGAGCCAGGCTCCTTGTGCTTAACAAGATATTTGGCCTCCTCAGACATCTTGATGACTTGCACGCTCTTGGGCAGTCTGTCACGAAGGATGGCTACGGCAGCGTCAGGGTCTTTGTAAGCGCCGTCATTGACCACGACATAGGCGATGTCACGGATGTTCTTGATGTCCTGGCCTCGCTCTCCGGATCGGCTAAGAAGGACAAGGGGGCCGTCCTTATTGGCCTCTCCGCTTCCAGTTCCAAGTCCAGCACCAGCGCCAGCACGATCCTCTACAGTTGCATCAGGAGACAGACGATACGGAGCAGTGTAGAACGGCTTCTCAGGATTGATGCCTTCGCTGAACAACTTGATGACATTCTTCAGGGCTGTGTTCGGGCCTGCCTTCGTCATCCCGTGAGCCTGATAGTTGTGACCGAACTGCGTCATCGGGAACTGAGTGTCATTCTTCGTATCGTATCCGTTGGCTGTCACCAGCGCATCATCGCTCCATCCGTGGCGGTCTGTTTCCAGTTCCTTGAACGGAACAGAAGCACGCTCAATCTCAGCCTTGGTCATAGTGACAGGCTTTTCGGGCTGGAGTTTGCCCAACTTCTTGAATCCTGCCGGAGTGTCTCCGTGATAACCCTCAAGGACTCCAAGGACATTAGATCCGTCAGCCTTGATTTTTTCGCCTTTTAGGACGACAACCATTCGAGAACGAGAAGACTCCTTGGTAGGATTTTTCACATAGATGTCTACCTTGTTTTGATCAAGGAGTGATACGAACTTTTCAAGAGCGCCCGATTCAAATACTGCGCCATTACCATCAGGCGTAGTAAGTCGTGTAAAGGCGGTGTCCTTGTAGTTTGTCTTGCTGTATGTCTTGCTGTAATTGACGGACTCAATTGCAGTATCCACACGGAAATCCGGTGTCATAAGAACATACTGTTTCCTGTTCTTACCCTCAGACATCATCGTCATTGCGATTCCGTCTTCAGTTACAACACGGGCAGGATCAGATTCCCGCTTTGTTCCGAAGATTTTATCCTGCATCTCACGCCACCCTTCCAGAAGGATGTCATCGTGTCTAAAGAGGAACATTCTTCCATCCGAAATAAACGGAGCATCAGGCTTAGCACGATTAGCGAACCGATACTTGAAGGCAGCACCTGTCTGAGACTGCACTGATGTGTCCTTGATGGTTGTTAGGGTAACAGGCTGACGCTGACCACGGACACCCTTGGTCTCAACCGGGACTGTAGGCGGAAGAGTGACTGTAGGACGGGCGGCAGCATTCTGCTCCGTGAAGTCAGCAAGCGCCTGGTTGAGCCACAGTTGGGATTCAACCTCAGATCCAACGGCTGTACGAACTACTTCAAGCGCCTCGGCCTGATTCTTGGCAGAGATGTGGCGGATGTTTCCGTCACCCATCGTGTAGGCATAGGAACGCTCACCCTTCACATTGCCGACATACAGGCGCACATCAGGCAGGATCGGGTGTGTGAGTTCAGTCTCGACATTGAATCCTTCGATCTTGCCACGCTTGCCACCCTCAAAGGTTGTGGCGCTGATGATCATCTGGCTGACACCCTTGACCTGGGGAACATTGACACGACCCCAATCGTTAAGAGAGAACACAAATGAGGACGATGTCCAGCCACGCTGGGTAAGGAACACGGACTGAGCAGTCTTTGTAGCGAAGCCCATCTGATCCAGTCGCACATCGAAGAGCGCAAAGTCAGTACCACGGGTGGCAAATCCTGTGGCAGCATTGGTCTGCGTATTGCCCTGAACGAACGGCAGGCGTTTCTGGCCGGACTCAGTTCCGAAGATGACACGGATAGCATCACGCATAGCAGCGCCACGCTCAGGATTCTTAGGATCAAGCACATCTGCGCTAGGCTCGGAAAGGCGTGTGGGCGTAGCAGTGTACGGATCAATCGGGCCTTTCCCGTAATGGAAGTTCATCATAATGGCTGCTTTTTCGTGGAAGCCAGCCAGGTCTCCGAACAGTTGAGTGAGGCGCTCAGGTGTGTAGTTATTGCCCTGAGGGTCTTTAACCATCTCGGTCTTGTTGCCGTCCTTGTCACGATACCAAAGACCTTCGCTGAAAGCGCTGTTAGTGCTACGGACAAACTCCTCAGTACCGAACATCTTGACCTTAATGACCTTCTGCTTGAGGTCGATCTTCTTGCCCGGGTTAGCGGGGTCATCGATCCTTACAGGGTTGCCCTTCTCATTATAGACAACGACATCCTCGATACTGATGGACAGAGGGCTGGCACGGCGTGTCGCCGTCTTGCCTGCGATGTCCTTGGGGATCATCAATCGGCGCTCAGTAAGGGCATCCTTGCCTACGCTGAAGATATTATTGTAGTCGAAGGACAGGACAGCCGTAGACTCGCCGGACGACATAGCCTTCATAACCATCAGCAGGTTCTCCCTGATGGAGGCGGGAAGGTTAGCGTTGTTGGCGATAGCGGCAATCTCGGCATCAGACGGGATACCAGTGATAGTAATATTCGTTGGGTTCTTTGGGTCTGTATACTTGACCATACCACGATTAGCCTCAGGGATTCCGGAAAGGGAATCAATGACGCTGCGGGAGAACGAGTCTGACTTCTGACCAATTGCCTCAGGTGTCAGGATATTATTGCCATCCGGCGTAAGCATCCAGTCAAAGCCGTTAGACTTAGCGAAGTCCACACGCTGCTGAACCGGGACGAGCGGATCGTACAGGCTTACAGGCTTAACACGGCGAGACTGCTTTCCGCCTGTCAAGGCAATGACCCGGTCATAGAACTCGTTCAGGACAGGATTACGGATGATCTCGTTCTTGTTGTTGAAGAAGTAACCACGGAGAGTCCCGTCTCCAGCCTCGATGAAGCGCATACCAGCCGATTCCAACTGAGCCTTCATATGGCTGGCGCTACGGCGGACGAACATCCCCATATTAGGGTCGAACATCATCCGGGCGGCACGGGCTACCTCATCCGTGACCTGGCGGTCACCGAACAGCATCTTGCGCAGGTCGCTCCATCCGATGGAGTCACCAGGCTTTCGTCCTTCGCCAGGCTTGTACGCACTAGAGGCGGCAGCACCTTCAGGGGTAGAAACACCCGGGCGGTAGGCAGTACGCTTGTTGCCGTCAATCGTAGCCATAAACCAAGTCAGGATCTCCTGAGTCGGGCCGACAAGCCCGGAGAAGTCCTTGCCACCGCTGGCTACATAGGCATCCTTAGCGGCCTTGAACTCAGACAGATACCTGGCCTTCATATCAGGCGGAAGGTCGGCGACATAGGCATTGACCAGCGCCTCGGACACTTCAGGTGAATAAGCGACAGTCCTACCTGCGCCGGACACATCCTGCTCAGCGCCCCACATCATCTTGACCATATCAGGCATAGCGTCCTGAACGGCGGCATCCTGCAACAGGGCGTGCCAGCCTTCAGACATAGCGCCAAGGTTGTCGATGTTGTTGATGTCGATGTAGGTTCGGCGACCCTGAGGGCCGTCTACGATATAGAATCCGTTGGCTACCTTGCGTGTTGTGTTTCCGTTGGGATCAATGCGTGTCTCATACGGACGCATCGGAACAGGGTTTCCGGCCTCTATCTGAGCCTTTGCGAGGTTGCCTTTGAGTTGATCAATCTCACGGGTGATGATCTGGGACTCTGCCTCAAGACGGGACTGCGCTTCAAGCGCACGCTCAAGTTTGACATTAGCAGCCTCGACAGCCTTAGGGTCAGGCTTACCAAAGTTCCGGCCTTGAGCCTTCTCGGCAAGTTTAGCCATCTGCTGCTCAACTTTGATGATCTCAGCAGTATCCTTCTGAGGATCGAGCGCATCAGCCTTCTTCTTGAGCGCAACAATTTCCTCCTGAATCTTGGTCATCGCATCAGCCTGCGCTGTGGTTTGCGTGCCTTCTAGGGCGGCAACCTCGGCCTCAAGTTTGGCGATCTCTTCCTTGCCCTTGATGATGGCATCCTTTCGAGCGTCAAGTTTCTGCTGCTGGGCGTTGATGTCGTTCTGTGTCGCAGTAGCAGAGTCCCTGGCAAGGCGAGCCTTCTCAAGCCTGGCCTGTCTGTCAGCGATATAAGCCTGGCGCTTAGCGCCCTCATCCGCCCCCGGGAACGCCATCATAGCCTCTTTCAACAACTGGGTTGCCTCTGTGTGAGGGTCGTTGGTGAGGATCTGCGCAGTCTCAAACTCGGCGCTATTGACGAAACTCATCTGACCACGATGCGTGATGACTAGGTCACGGACAATGTTGGCTCGCTTGATGTACTCAGCGGAGGCAGCAGCCGGGTCGTTGGGATGCAGTTTGTCAGCACCATTAAGGTACTCAAACACTCTTGCACGGGAAGACGGGTCGATGCCACCACGATCAGTGGAGGACTCAAGGAGTGTGGCTAGGTCACCAAGGACAGTCTTGTCGAGGATAGGCTGTGCGCCGGAAGGCATCATCGCATACAGGCGACCAGCGGCACGAAGTCCGGCAGAGAAGCCCATACCGATGCCAGCACCTGCGCCAGTAGCATCACGATCATTCAGGTGAGCGATGATAGCGCCTGTGCCTCCGGAGATGAATCCATCCTCCCACACCACACGGGCTGTGTTGCGTACTACCTCCTCAAAACCGGACTGATGCGCACGGCGAAGCCAGGTGGCATCATCTACAAGTTCGTTCATACGGATCTTGGCGGCAGGATTGCCTTCCGCAATCTGTGCGAACCTAGCAGCCTCAGCCTCCATATCCATAGCAGTCTGGATGAAGATAGACCCGCCGTGACGAGAACCGCTTGTCGTGTTCTTGCCAAGAGCCTTCTGGATTCGACCGAATCCTGCAACAGAAGTCCCGACAGCATTCAATACTTCCGGGCGGATAAGCACGCTTGTCGTGAACCTAGAACCGGCAGCACCGACAACTCCAGCGCCACCAGCACCAGCAAGGGCTGCGGCAAGGATGTCACCCTCAATAAGCATCGCAAGAGCAGTTCCGCTGGCAGCGGCGGCGGCAGTTCCAGTCGCTAAAGCAGCCATACCGGGCTGACGAAGACCGAACCCTGCAAGCATATGGATGCCACGCTTGACAAGATTGCCTTCCACGACCCCACCCTTTCGGGCATTCTCAAAGAAGTCACCAAGACCTTGGATTGAACGACCAACAAAATTGGCGGCTACACCAGCGCCCTGCTGACCATACCCGGCAATAAGCCTGGCTCGCATAGCATTGATCTTGGCCTGCGTAGTGCCAGTAGCGGCATCTGGAATAACATCTAGTTCTGCCTGAAGTTTGCTTGCACGGGTGGCGAAGTTTTCATTCTTGGCGATGACCTTGCCCATACGCTTACGGATGACGGAGGCGGCGGCTGTCTGTCCGATTAGTCCAGTCTTTCGAGGGTCTGTAAGCGCAATGGCGATGACATCGTCATCTGTGAGTTCAGCGCCATATTTTGTCGTATTCTTGATCAGATCACGAACTGTGTCCACGGCTGTCTGGAATGCCACATCCTTAGTACCTGCGGCGATGCGAGCGGCATTAGCCTCAGCGGACAAAGCACGGAATCCCTGTGCAGCCTTTTCAACGGCAGCGGTTGCCTGAGCGGCCTTAGCGCCTACGCCAAACAACTTGGTCGCACCGATTGCAAGGGTGATCGGGTCTGCAAGGGCAGCAGCCTGCTGAAGGCGCTCATTCTGCAACTGACCACGGGCGGCACGGGCGGCTTCTTCCATACCCAATTTCGAGTACATCTGGGCGACAACCGGATCTGTCTTTATCGACACGCTGCGCCAGTTCTCCAGCCACTGGTCAATCTCTGCGTCAAGTTGCTGACCCGTCATCTCCTTGTAGGTATTTGAACCTTTCACATAAGCCTCAAAAGGAGACATAAATGCCGTATAAGCATTAGTAGCCGCCTGCGTCATAGGTTGAAACGATGTCGATGATGCGGCTCTATTAAGCAGAGCAAGGGGCGAGCGCTTGATGTTGCTCTCAGCCCGGAACATCACAGAGTTAGGATCTACGGAACTGTTGAAAAACTTGACCAGATTAGGAACAGACTGAAGGATGCCTTCGCCAAAATTAGCCAGGCGCTCAGCGGACATCTCAGGGCGGTAAGCACCTTCAGATTTCAGTTGGCTAAGTTTGCGGAAAGTAGCGATCATCTCAGGATCGGCATATTGCCCGAACCTGCTTGTGATATATTGAGCCTGCTTGCCAGGGTTGTCGCTAAGCGCAACAAGTTCAGGGCCGATCTTGCTGGCGTATTCGTGCGCCTTGACGAGGATTCGGTTTGCCTCATCACGCTGCTCTTGAGGCTTCATCATCCAGTTGTCAGACAGGACGAATGTATTGTTCTTGACCATCACATTGCCAAGCGTGCCTGCCGCAACCATAGTACCGACAGCACCTTCGGCAAAGCCACCAATGCCATATCCGGCCTCAACGACAAGATGAGAAACGCCTTCAAGCAGTCCACTGATGAAATGGCCTCCGTGACGATCCTTCCAGTCCGTGTATGCAAGCCAAGCATCACGCCTGGCAAGACCTTCAAGAGATTCAAGTCTAGTAGGATCAGCGTTGATCATCTCACCCTGACGGGCAAGAGGGTCTAGCATATCCACCATAAACCGGAGTTTGGTCATCGTGTAGGTATCCGTCTTTTGGCGGACATCCTTTTCGGTGGCTTCGGCTTGGAGTCGGGATACGATGTGCGGATCTACGCCAGCCTGAGAGGCGATAGCAATAAGGTCTTTTTCGGAAAGGCTAGAAGGACTCCAGTAACCACGATTCTGGCGCTTCTCGATCATATCCTGAATGATAGGTCGAATCTTGCCAAACGCATATCTGGCATCGTGGTCTGTGCGGGGCTTCTCTACATTGACAAGATACCAGGCGGCATCAGTGGGAGAGTTCTTGCCCTCCGGCAGGGTGGAACGGATATTGTTAATGAACCTGTTCCAGTCACCAGGATTGAAAGAGGCAGCAGCAGTCTTAAGGCTCTGCATCGTCCGCTCGTCACGCTTTACGACACCCGTAGATGTATCTCCTTTTCCAGTCCAGATCTCAGCGGCATCAAAGATGAACCGATTGATTTCCCGATATCCTTCAGACTTCGTGCGTGCCGTATATTCAAGCGTCCCGACCTGATACTGGGGATCGCTGTACATAGCCCCGGCTCGCTGACCGCCAGGAAGCACATACTCGAAAGGCTCCGTAGGAAAGCCGTTCTCATCCCTGTTCTTAGGGGGAGTTACAGTCTGTCCAGAAGGAGCAGCAACCTCTTGGTTTGGCTGAACCTCGCTAGAGGGAAACTGCAAAGAACCTTCACTCAGGTTTGTCGGCTTGATGGCATAGTCATCTGCCGAAAAATTCTGAGTGCCTGATACGGAGAAGTTGTTTTCCATTATTTAGAGCGGGGAGCAGAGTCTCGCAGGCGGAACACGACATCGCCATCCTTTACTTCCTTGTTGGCATCACCAAGTTGTCCGGCGTTCTGCAAGGTAGTCCACAGGGTGGCACGGGCTTCTTCGACTGCGGCAGCGTCAAACGAAAGTTTGTTGCCGGAGTCTTCGATGCCGAACTTTTCCATAAACCTGCGAGAAGCATCAGCAACTGCACGCTGCTGGTCTGCCTGATCCTTAAATCCATCGTCCTCAAGCGCCTGAGCCTGCTCTTCAAGCCCGGAAGGGGAGAACTTCATATCGTAGCCAAGCATAGACTTACGATACATATTATCAACGAACTTGGCTAGGGCGTTGGTGGAAGCCTCAAAGACTTCCTTGTCATCAATCGGGTCTAGCGTGTTGATGTATGTGATCGCTCGCTGGACGAAGAGTCGGTCAGAGTCAGAGAAGTTACCACCAGAGACAATGGCTCGGCGGAATGTGGCAACACCGAAGACCTGTTGCAGTTCTCCAGTAGCCCAGTTTTCCAAGTCCTTCGTCAACAAACGCATACGACCAGTATAATCCTGGTCAAGAGCATCTCGCTGTTCCAGCGTTTCAGCCATACCAAGGATGAAGTCAGTAGACTTGATCCAGCCTTCAGCCAGCGTATTGACTTCATTCTGAGCCGTAGCAGTAAGCGCACGAATACCATACTTAGATGGCTCCTTACCCTTGCGGATGATTTCGCTACCGATATGGACGAACGGCCCGATTCTCGGATAAGCGGCAACATCAGCACGCTTACGATCAGTTTCTTCTAAATTCGCCTTAATGTCCCTGGCTGTCTCAGCCCGGTTAGAAGCACTGCTGGCAGCAACAGTCTTGGCAATATCAAGTTTACCCTGCTCAGCCTTAACCTGATTATCAACAGCATCAATCTGCGCCTTGTATCGGTTCTCAATATCCTTGATGGCGCTCTCTTGGTAAGAGATAAGCATATTGGCGGCAGTACCAGTACCCTTCGTGACGATCATTCTGGCTTTGATTGCGGCGTGGTCTCGCTGTGCGTTACCAATGTCTTCCTGCATTCGTTGAACCAGGCGTGTGCGCTCAGTTCCAAGAGTGTTGATCCTAGCCTGTACAACCTCAGCAGTCTCACGGACACGCTCGATTTCGACACGCTCTGGAACAGCAGCCTGTGTAGCGGGAGCGGCAGCGGGAGCGGCAGCAGGAGCAGGGGCAGGGGCAGCGGCCTGTGTCTGTGCGCCAGTGGGAGCGGCAGCAGGCTTAGTCCCGGCTGTCAGCGCCGGAGAAACGGCGGGAGCGGCGGCGGCTTCAGGAGCAGCAGCCGTAGGCTTCTGCTTGGGGTAGCCGTACTTGTCGAAGTCAGCAGAAGTCGGAGCCGGAGCAGCAGGAGCAGATGTAGTCGGAGCAGGCTCAGATCCACGCTTCAATGTGGCATCAAAACGAGCCAGACTCTCAAAAAATGCACCACCCTGAGGAAGTCCATTGCTGTCAAAACTAGTACCTGTTCCGGTATAAGCAGCAAGACTAGGACGGGCAACAGCGCCAGGCGCAACAGGAGACCCAGGAACAGTAGGAATTGTGCTACCAGTAATGCCTGGAGCAGCGTTTCCGAATCCAGCGGCATTGTAAATTGTATTTAGATTGCCAGCCTCAGCCTCGGCAAGACGGGCTTCCGTGGTCAACTTCAGAGTCTGCGCACGCTTTAGATCAAGTTCAACTTGAGATGTAGCAGCCTCACGCTCCTGCGCTTCGATCTTTTTCTTCGACTCAAAGTTTGCAATGAATCGCTTGAGATCAACCCCTGTAAGTTTGTTGATATCTCCACCAGTCTTGTTGTAAAAATCGATAGCCGATGTATCCAGCATATCCTTGTTAGGATTATTTGGATTGACAGAAACTGTGCCATCGGGGTTTTTGATCAGGCTTCCGGACTTAACGCCAGCCTCAATCTTGGCCTTGTCACGCTGAAGAAATGGATCAAGAGAACCTTTCTGAATGGCCTCTTCTTCACTCTTCTTCTTGGCCTCCTCATAGCCCTGCACGACTGCCTGCCCAGCCTGGGCAAGACCCTGACCGATGGCAGCACCAGCCCGTCCGTAAGCCTCTACGAACCCGGGAGCGATCTGCTGAACTTGTTCAGACTGATACTTTTGGAACGGGGAGGGCATTAGACGGCGAGGTATTTAAAGCGAGGCTTAACAATGATGTCCATACTCATCTTGACGATGGACTTAAGGAAAGGCTTGTCGGAAATGAAAGCGGCGAAGCGTTCACCTTCCTCAGTGTAAAGTTCACGGAACCAGTCCGGGGCTTCGTTAAGAACCCAGTGACGGAAGACCAGCCATTCGGCAGAGTCTTTGCCGTAGACCTCACGGGCGACCCAGCAGAAGATAGCCGTACCAGCAGCCTTGCCAAGTCCAGCGCCAAGGCCACCAGCAAGACCACCCATAATGCCACCAGAACGGGAGGCATTGGCGGAAGCGATTGCCGTCTCCATCTGGATGCGGTTGGCACGGATGTTGGCGAGGTACTGGGATTCCGGCTGGAGGAAGGGAGACTGACCGACATCGGCGTACATCCCCTGAGCGCCACCAGCAAGACCCGTAAGGCTGTACTGCTGTGAGGCTGCGAAGGCAGGGTTCAGGAAGCCCTGAAGACCGATCTGTTGCTGTCCAGCACCCATCTGGTAAGCCTGCTGGGCAACGCCCTGACGCTGTGCAAGACGGCGCTGACCCATATTATAGGTGTTCAGAATCTCAAGATCGGAACCCTGGCGGCTAAATGTCATACCACGGGCGGCTGCGGCAGCACGGGCGGCTTGTTGAGCCTGATTGGTTTCCTGCTCGTTAAGGCTAGATCCGGCCTGGAGGTCAGACAAAGCCTGCTGTCCGAAGGTGCTGTAAATCCCACGGGTCGTAGGGTCAAGGGAGGCTAGGGCGGCCTGAGTGGACTGAGCGCCAAGGCCGGACAGCATCGAAATCTGGTCGGTGGCATACCGCTGCTGGAGTTTCTGGGCAGGCTCGTAAAGGTCGCCGTACAGACCCAGAAGTCCCTGCGAGGTGGCACGGAGGCCAGCCATACGAGCGTTGATGAGTTGCGGGGCGAGACGCTGCTCCATCTCCGCCTGCATCGGAAGCAGTTCTCCCTGCGCCCGGAGAGCGTTTCGGCCTTCGGCAAGATACTGCTGGTAGTCGGCCTCCGGGTTAGGTTTCGGTACTTTGGCTTTGCTTCCCATTAGAGTGCTTCGGTTAGGTTGATATATTTGTTAGAGATTTCGACCACCTTGTCGAATTGGACGGCCCATTTCTTCTGGTTCTCCCAGTTCGGGTAGCGGGTCTTGAACCGCCAGACCAGTCCGATGCGACCAGCGGCGTTCAGGGCGCACCAGTCCATTATGCAGATGTCTTGGTTCGGCTCGTCCTTCAGGGACACCCCGAAGACAGGGTTCAGGGCGGACTCGTCCCCGGAGTACGGGGTGGAGATAGGGTAGGCGACACCGACCCCGGCGATCCTGCTTTCGTCATACGAGACGAACAGGTAGTCGTGCAGGAAAGCCCAACGGAGGTAGTTCTTGGTGTCATTGATGCCGAACGCCTCCCTGCGACCCTTGTAGCGGTTCGCATCGACGAATGAGGCTAGTTCGGACAGGAGCATCAGGAGACTCGGTAACGGATGATGACGATGCCGTCAGCACCAAGTGTAGCACTTGGAGCGCCACCGCCACCACCGCCAGAATTGGCAATAGGAGCAACACCCTGACCACCACCACCATAGATGCCCGGAGCAGATGCTTTTCCAGCACCGCTATGACCTCCACCGCCGCCGCCGCCATATACACGGAGCGTTCCGCTGATGGAAGAACCATAGCCTTGGCCGCCGACACCGCCAGCGTCAGTCCACTTAAAGGTTTGCGTGGCTTGAGCGCCAGCACCACCGCCAGATCCAGTAAAGTTTCCACCGCCACCAGCAATACCAGATCCAGAAGTTCCACCATTGTAGCCACTTCCCGGCTGTCCTCCATTTGCAGTCAGAGGGCCGAAATAGGACGCGCCGCCTGTTCCGCTAGAGCCAGATCCGACTACGACAGTCATGGGCGCGGTACCCTTGGCGATATTGATGAAGCCAGTCACGACATCCCCGCCGCCACCACCACCGCCGTGTGGGTTAAAACTCGCGCCCGCACCGCCAGCCCCGACGACCAAGACTTCGATTTTACCTTCCTTGGTCAGCGAAGGAGTGAAAGTACCAGAGACAGTATAAGTGTGGATCTTATAGCCATCAATGGTCGTAATCACGCCTCCGCTAGCGTCAAAAGGGCTACCACCCACTGCCTTCCATTCAGTACCCGAATAGACTTCGGCCTGATCGAGTGTGGAGTTATAACGCATCTGACCAGCGACGGGAGTGCCAGGGCGTTGGCCTGTCGTGCCTACGGGGATTTTGACCGCAGATGTCGTGTTGAAAGAGGCTACTCCATTGACGGCAAGGCTGGCATCAAGGGTCGTATTGCCAGTGACTGTAAGGTTGCCAGTCAATGTGGCATCCTCGGCCTCGATGTCTCCGCCTACATCAAACTTCTGACCAGCCGCAGGGGTGACAGTGATATCAACGCCGGCACCGCCCGTGATAGACGAGGTAGTGATAGGGAGGTTGCTACCGAGCAGGTCTCCAGCCGTGGCCTTGCGGAGAGCCGAAGCGGACGCATCGTGCAGGAGTACCTGATCGCCGGAAGCGACAGTAAGCGCCGCAAGAGCCGTCTGGTCGGTGACGGCACCGGGGAGCAGGACAGCGCCGTTCGTCTGGTTGTTCAGGCGAGCCGCCGTGACCTGTTGCCCATCGGCGTAGGTTTCTGGGGATTGGATTTGAGCCATTTATTTGGTGGTTTGAGTCATTTGTCCAGGGACGACAGCCTCTACAGTCACAGACCTGACTGACGGGCGGAGGTTCTTAGAATTGAACTTCAGTTGGCAGTAATAGCCAGACTTTCGAGCAGGGATTCTCAGCGTAAAGTCCTCATCTGTATCCGATCCGTAACTGATGAGTTTTGTCGAGGTGTCAGGATTCGTGGTATCGAGCGAGATATCGACTGCACCTCCGGCTGGAAGCGCAGCGTCAATCTGGACGCTGGAGAAGCGTTTCTCCCTGTTGGTCTGGAAGGAGTAAGCCCTGGTGACGAGTTCAGCGTCAATGTTGATCGGCGTGAACTCAAGGGGGCTGAGTGTCGCCGGGATGTAGAACGGGAGGACAGGGGTGCCGCTGGCCTGACCGAACTCATCGTAATCGAGTTCATCCAGCAAGAACAGACCCTGCTTGTCGTTCACCATGAACATACGGCGGCGGTTGCCCTTCTTCGCTACCACGAAGTCCATAAAGGTCATATCTTGAGCCTTAGCCACCTCCATCAAGCATCCCCACCGGAACCCGCCATAATCTAGGAACTCAAGATCATCAGTATAAGGAATGTTGATGTAAAAGATGTCTGGGCTGAATACGGAGGCGACAGTATATGTCCCATCGGGATACTTCTTGTCACCAATCCCAGTAGGGGTCGTGTAACTGGTGGTGAACCTGATGTTTACCTTGTCTCCCACTGTCAACCCGTGAGGTATGGCGACAATAGTACCGATGGTGATTTGCAAGTTGATGGCCGGGCCGCTTAGATAAAACGCAGAACCATTGGAGGCAACCTGTCCATTCTCGATGCTGGCGTTCACCGGGTAGGTATCGACAGACTCCCAGGCCTTGTTGATGAAGTTGTACACCAAGATGGCGTTGTTGTACTCGCTCCCGTCCAGCGGAACCGCTAGGTAGTACCTGTTCTCGAAATAGGTGGCGACAGCCTTGCCGACGGCGTTGAAATTGATGCGAGCGATGACATCCGAAATCGGAGCCGACAGAGGCTCTGCGATGGTCAGCAGTCGCATCCCTTCAGGCGTGTTGCCAGCCCCGTTGCCAGCCCCGGCAGGGTTCAGGATGTACACCCCGTTGTCGGACAGGAAGATGATGCCTCCCCCGGCCTGCACGATGGAACCCTTGGCGATGCACCCTACATCCGAAGCCAAGGACTTGATGTAGGAGTCGGACTCCTGCGCCTGATCCCCGGCTGCGTTAGCACCCACGCCAGCGGCGGCGTAGAAGATGCTGTTCCGCATAAAGATGACGAACTCGTTCAGCGTCCAGGGGGCGATGGCGACGAGCGTGTCCGAACTCCCGTCATTGATGGTGAACACATCGAGGTTCGACCAAGCGTTGTCACGGAGGTAATGGCTGACGCTGATGGTATTGCTGTCAGTCTGGACGATGTGCCGATTGCCGTAGTAGATGGCGTGACGGCTGTTCGGGTAGTTCGTGTGCGATCCGGGGCCGGGTGCAACGATGGTCAGGGAGCCGTCCCATCGAAGGACTGACTTGCTGAAGCCACGCAGGATGTACACATAGCCGATGCCCTGCGCCTGATAGAGTTCAACCTCATCCGTGGCTACGATGGTCTGTCCGGCAGGGAAGTTCACCTTAGCCGACAGCGCCCCCGTGTCCGGGTTGTAGGAGTACAGGCCGTCAGAGACGACAAGGATAATGAGTTCAGTCCCGGTAGCCGTAGTGTAGGTGCAAGTCCCGTAGATGGGCTGTCCGACCAACGCGCCAGTCGTGAGGCGTTCAGCACCCTTGCGGACGCTGGCCACCCCACGATCCATCCTGATGTTCTGGGCCTTGGAGACGAAGTTCTTTCCCAGATTGACCGGGTTGTCCCGAGAGTTCAAGCCGATGAACCCTTCGTCACCATCGACTGCGTACTCTCTGGCTGGCATTACTTACCCGTGACGGAGTGCCAGATGGCGAGGAGTTTAGCGGAGTACCGAGCGCCGACATAAACGCCGCCAAGGAAGGACAGGGAGAGGAGGAGCAAAGTGAGCATATTATTCGGTTTCTGGGACGACCTCTACCTTGATGAGAGGGCCGAGGTTCACGGGGGTCTGTGCCTTGTCGAAGGTAACGAGGATTTCGGACTCGCTCATCGTGACGGCCTGAGAGCCGTTGAACGCAGGGAAGATGGCAGACAGGACAGCCGGAGGGCAGACCGATGTGTCCAGTTTACCCAGCAGATAGGTGATGCGGTAGGTGGTCATTAGTCAGCGAACTCGAAGTGAAGGTTGTAGATTGATTGTGCGGCAGCGGTTCCCGTGATGATGGCGGCGTTATGGGCTTCGTTGACGACATAACTTGCATCATTTCCAGCACTCCCAGTAGGCCCAGCGGAGGTCGTGGCTTCAAGCACATCATTGACGAACAGGGAGACGCTCCCATTCCCGTTAGAGGTGATACGAATATCAATGGTATTCGGAACAGTAGGGACGATACTGGAGGTGGTCGTTACCGCCGTCAGAGTCGTGCCGTTGTGGACAATCAACTCAAGGGCGTTTGAGGCAGCCTGTCTGATGCCTACGCTACGCACAGTAGGGTCGCCGCCCACAAATGTGTTCTTACCAAAAGTAACTCGTGAGATGCTGTTGGAGTCGCTGGCAGTAGAGTTGCGACTGTAACGGAATGTCGCCGTGAAAGGCTTTGACCAATTCCAAGATCCGTTTCCTCGATTGATGCCACGCTGGGCGGAAGGGAAACCTATAAATCCACAGCCATAACCTACTGCACTAGTAGGTGCGGAAACTTGATGGCCGCCAGCATTCACGCCCGCTTGAGCGCCCGTCCCAGATGTCGAAGCAATCATAGTAATAAACTGCACGAACGAATGACCAGACTTCTTGTCTGACCAATAGTTCGCCGCAGGGGTCATCAACTTCGTAGTCGATGTTCCAGCAATAGCCTCTGCGTTCGTAGCGATATCAGCCGCCTTCAGAGCCAGCGGGTCTGTCTCGACTGTGATTCCGTCAATCCCGCCGATGATAGAGATAGCCATTAGACGAGGGCCACAGCGATGTGGACAGGGGTGGAGGCAGCACTGGCGATAGCCCGGACTGCACCATTGTAGTTCTCGATGCTAATGCTCTGGTTCGGCATCAGGATGATCCCGCTAGCGCCAGTCGTGGCGAAGATGACCTCCAGAGTTGCCGTGGTGCTTTGGTTCTGCACCAAGAGCATCACCCGCTTGTCGTAGGAGTTCGTGGTTTCTGCCAGAATCTGCGAGGCAGATGTGCCGACAGTCACATCCGTATGAGTGAACGAATGTGTGAATGGGGTGGAGAATGCGATATTAGCCATTGGTTTGATTAGTAAGTGCGGTTCATATTCAGCCGGTTGACCTGTTTCTGCTGGCGCAGGACGATGTCAATGGCTTCGGTGAGAGTGTTCTGGGCTTCGACTTCAGCGACCTGGGCGGCTTCCAACTGCAACTCAGACTTGAGCCAGTCAGAGAAAGCGCCACGGGCAGCGTAGGAAGCGAAAAGATATGGGATCTGTACGATCTGCCACTTCGCAGGATGTGTCGAAGGGGATTGACCAGCCGTAGTAGCCTCCAGGCAGTTGTAGAAGTTTCCGTAGTGAGGCTTACCCGCTACCGGGGTATAAGTGCCAGTGTTGCTTCCGCTGTCGAAATAGATTTGAGCGCCAACAGAATAGGCAACGGCGGGAGCATACAGATCGCCAACCAGTTCAGGGCGCTTAGTGCGATATTCGGCATAAACAGTGCCTGGGTCTGTAGGCATCACCAGTTTCTGGACTGTGCCGTTGTCGTAGATTCGGAACGACAGGGCAGCAGCCCGTGTGCTGACCAGGGGGTCTCGGTCATAGCAGTTCAGGATCTCTCCAGCATCAGCCGGGATAGCAGCAGTAACAAGTCCATTGCCGTCATTTGTGACAGTCAGTTGGACTACACGAAGTAAATCAGGCCAGTCTTGGGACTCCCAGGCGTGGCGAACACGCTCGTTGATGAAGTCACGGAACTGGGCGAATGTCTCCTCAGAGACGATATGCCTGTCCTGCCCGGAGTACTGAAGGGCGTTGAACAGGATGGGGGAAAAGTGGGTGGTTCTCATTATGTGAGAAAGCCGTCTGCCGTGAAGATCGCACCATTGACAGTAGTGCGCTTAACTCGGTTGGTCACGGCGACCTCCGGGTTGTGCTTGATATAGTCGTCCATAAACTCCTTGTCATTCCAGCACTCGTAGCCAAGGCGTTGTCCCCAATAATGAAAAGCAGAAAGGGGAATCTGGGCTTTTAGTTCCCCGACCCCCTCGATGCTTTGTGCCGCATTGCTATGACGGAAAGCCGCCATAGACTTAGCCTGCGTATAAGCAGCAGCCTCCTGCATCCTCCAGCCCGTCAGAAGTTCCCGTTCGACCTGCTTGCGCATATCGGCGGGGATTGCTTCCGACAGAGACTGGATGATGTCAGACAAGACTGTCTGATTAGGCGGTGAAGTCGAACTTACCGAACGCCAGCGGGTTGTGGATGCAGAGACCCGCAACCGCTTCGATCAGGCGAGCAGGGCCACCACCATTGTCCGTGAGTTCGGAAACGCCAGCGACATTGCCGCCGTAGCGCACTTCGACCATATCGAACGGGATGATGTAGCCGCTGAAGTTGTTCTTCAGGAACAGGGACGGGTGGAGGCGGATGCGTCCGAAGTCGCCTTCAAACACATCGACGGCAGAGACATACGAAGAGGCATCAGCATCACGATTAAATGTGCGGATGCTCTGGTACTGGTTTGTGCCGGAGGCTGTGGTCGTGAAGACGAGGTTGGTAAACGCACGCTTCAGGGTCGGGCCAACGAGGCAGTCGTAGTCCTTGAACTGACCAGTCTGGCTGTAGATTCCAGTCAGGATGTCCTGAACGACAGTCTCAGTGAGGGCGGCAGTGCCGACAGTCGAGATCTGCGAGGCAGACGGGCAGAAGGCGGAGGCAGCAGCCGGGAGGTCAACAGTGTCGATGTTGGCGGCGGCGACGATCCACTTGTCAAGACCACGAGTGCGGTATCCGACTGTGCCGTTATCGACCTGGGCGGTCTGATTGCTGCACATCGCCACTTCCATATCACGCTTGATGAGGGTGATGGCCTTGGAGACATTGTTGGCGAGTTCGTCACGGACACCAGCGATGTTAGTGACATCCTGGGTGAGTTTCGAGACACGAACAGCCTTGCGGAAGATCTGAATACGATTGCTCAGTTCGACACGGAACTGGGTCGTACCATCATTCACGAAGTTGGTCGTACCAGTAGCAGGATCGACATCAGTGCCGTCAACCACGGGGGTCGGGGCAGTTGTCGAGGGAAGGCGGTCAGCCTGCCAGCGGAAGATTGTGTTGCCGGGCGAGGAAGCCTTCTTCGCCATCGAGGTGAAGGGGGTGTCCTTCGCATCGACCATAGCGATGAGGTTGGCGAGATCTTCACGCTTACCAGCGTTGACGATATTGCGTTCAAGTAGGGAGGGCATAGGTATAGGGTATTAGGGGGGGATTAGATGAAACCTTTCGACAGCAAGACTTTGGCGAGGTCATCTGCGGAGGTCGTCTTTGCGAAACGACTTACAGCCTGCTTTGCGCCTGCTTCGGTAGCGCTTTGCTTGGCTGGGCTGACAGTGGGACGAATCGCTTGTGCTGGTACTTTGCTCGTCTGAGTAGGCTTCTTAGCCATAGAGGCTTCCCGCACAGCAGCGCCACGGATGTAATCTCCGATGAACATCTGCCAGTCAGGGAACTTCTTCAGTTGAGGGAAAGTACGAAGGATATGTTGAGCCTGCTGGTATTCCTTGGATTGGGGAGTCTTCCACCACGGATAGGTTGCTTCAGCAATAGGCTTGATCTTGCTCTCGGCATCGATGCGACCCATCTGCTTAGGCAGGTGATCTTCGATAGCCTTGGTGGCATTGACCAGCATACGCCGGACATCTTCCGGGCCGTACTCACTATCTCCAAGGACGAAACCATCAGGATTCTCCATACACTTATAGCGGAGCCAACGGGCTTGCTCGATCTCCTTGTCCACCTCAGCCTTTGATTTTAACGAGGAAAATGGGTTTTCGTCATCAATGACACCCTTCTCGCTCAATTGCTGGGACTCGGCTACCTGCTGCTTCAGCACTTCAACTTCCTTGCGGAGGTTCTCGGCTTCCTCTTCAGCCTGCTTTCGCTTGGCTGTGAGTTTGTCGATGCGCTTCTGCACGCCCTTTGACAGACTGCCGTCTGTGTCTTCGTCTTCTGCTTCCTGTGAATGAACTTCGTCGCCATCCTCAGCCTGGGGGACTTCCTCTGCTTCGGCTTCGATGGCCTCCGCCTGGTCGTCCTTGACTTCCGTCTGGGCTTCACCCTCGCTAACGGCCTCGGGTTCTACCGCCTGCTCGTCATCGGCGAACAGGGTCTCACGCAGTTTAAGCGCAAGCGATTCTTCGTTTAAGCCAGAAGAATTGGCGTTTGACTGTACCTCGATGTTGTTTTGAGCCGGATCGATATCGGCATTAGGGTTTTCTGACATAACAGGGAATATGCTCCCAGGGGCGTATGGGGATTAACCCACGAAATCAATGGTAGTCAAAGGCTCCGGCGGCGCTTTGTAACTTTTGGCAACTTCCTTAACGGCTCACGACCCGTACTTGCCTTCTTTTGCTTCTTGCTGCTCGGATAGTAGTAGATCTCGGAAGTCTTTAAGGGCTTCTGCTCTGCCGCAGGCGTGAACACGCTTTTCGCCTTCGATTGAATAAGAAATAGCCCGATCAACTTCCGCTTCAATGCTCCCATTGAGGTAAGCAAGTACTGCATCAAAAACTTCATTAGTATCGAAGGATAGTGTGGTTTTGTGTTCTTTTAGGTTTTTAGCCATTAGAATTGAGGCATCTGCTGAGCGCCCTGTTGACCTTGCGCCTGTTGATCCTGC